TCCCATTTTACCAGCAGCTCCTGCTAACTGGGATGCACCTGCAAATAAAGCATCTCCTCCTTCTACCCCTGCTTTTCTTGCTGCTTCAGCTCCTGATTTAAATTCTCCAAATAATTTACCAACTACTGGTATTTCTCCTACTAGATCAGACATACTATCGAAGAACTTAGTTTCATTATTTAGTTCATCATTAACTTCTTCGATTGCTTCAAAAGTTCCTAAAAGTCTTTCAGCATTATATTGAGCTCCTGCTAACGCTTCAACTGTTTTCATTATCTGCGCTGCTTCTTCTTCACCAGCATTTGCAGCTTTTTCTATTAAAACAGCCATTTTAGATTCTATAGCTTGAATCTGACCTTTTACAATTTTTTGTTTTTTAAGAAATTTTTCAGTATCTTTCTGAGAGGCTAATCCATCTTTGGTAAATTGAGCTATATCTGCAGACATTTTAGATACTGAAGATACTAATTGAGCAGATCCCTTTATTTCTGTTTTAAAGTCTTTAGATCCTTTAGCGATATTTGTTATGTGTGTAGCTATACTACCTAAATTCATTCCAGCATCAGTAGCTTCTTTAGAGAATGCTTTAATATTCTCAGTCATTTGATCAGTAGCTTGAGCTGCTTCTTTAGCGCCTTGAGGATTTACGTCAGGAACGTCGTATATATTTTTATTTTCGTCTGCCATAGGGTACTATTATCTAATATAAATAGTAAAGGCTCCTATTTGTTAGAAGCCTTTGTACGATAAGTTGGTTTTATTTTAGGTCTAGCAGTTGCCCGTTTTTTTGCTTGTTTGTAATGCTTTTGGTTTTGTTCATTCTCTTTATCATAGAACTCTTTCATTTTCTTCCAAGTAAATTTCCTTAACCATATAGGCATATTGTATACTTCAGTCCAAGAGTAACCTCCTTTACCGTGAAATACTATTTCGTGAATTGTAGTAAATAGACTTAATCTATCTGACGGTGTCAGGCCAAAAAAAGCTAAGCCCAATGGGTAAGTCGACGTCCTCCTCTACGCCGTCTTCATCAGTATACTTAAATGTCATATTAACATTTGGTTGCATTTTATTATACTCTTCTCTTAAAGCTCTTGAATCTGAAGCTAAGAAATATTTATCAACAAAATCTCTAATATCTTTCTTTTCAGTTAATCCGTTGATAGAAGTAATTATATATTTCATCCTTGTAGATACTTCAGGAGAAGAATTCTTATTAATTTTCTTTAAACCTGCTATTTCTCTTTCTATATTTTTCTCATCTCCATGCGTTAGTAACTTATAAGTAACTTTATTACCTGTGGATGGTAATTCAAATTCAAAATGATTAGAACCTTCAGTATACTTACTACTTTCAAAATCTATGTTATCTAATTTACTTAAATCTATAGTTAATTCTTCTCCAGCATATCTAACTTTATAATCTTTTCCGTATGATAATATTCTTGCAGCAATCATAATTGCATTTTTATCGCCAATAAGAATCTCATTGTAATCTATATCTTTATTAACTATTAATGATTTTAGCAGTCTATCAATAACTGTACCATTTTTTATGTAGTTTTGGTTGGTTAGAAGATCCTCTTCTTTTGCTGTCATATATTTCATCTCTATTTTTCCAGATGAAAGGGGTGAATCAGGTGGGTAAAGAAGTCCTTTAGAGGGTAATTCTATTACTTCGGTGGGAATTGTAAATTTTGCTTCCATAAATTTTATTTAGTTGTAACTAGTTTTATATATAAATATACGAACTTTATTTTTTTAAACCAACAAAAAACCCGGAAATATCCGGGTTCTTCAATTTTAATATGTAAGTTAACTTTAGTAGTTAAGTACGCAGTAATCCATTGCAACTGTAATTGCTACTTCTACTGGCTCATCTGATGTCCAGTCGTACTGTCCAAAATCTCCATTAGTTAATACTGCTCCTTTGATAATCCATTCTCCTACCACATCACCAACTGGTCCTAAAATGTTAAGAGTTAAATCTTTTTTGTAAAAATCTGAATATCCTACTCTTCCAGTTACTGATTCATACCCTAATCTAGCCCATTCCATTACAGCCTGTGCACCTGAAGGTGTTACTGGATCATATAGAGTCATTGTCATATCTTCCCACTCTCTCTTACCTCTAATTTTTCTATAAGAGTTCATGTGGTCTAATTTTATAATGTTATCAGTAAAGGTAGGTGCTTTAACATTCTTTACCATAAATGTAGGAATGTTATCGATGTACATTACAAATCTGTTTGATACCTTTGGTTCAAAGGCCTGAAACATAAGTTCGCTGGGATCTAATACTGCCATGTTTTATTTATTTTATTATAAATATTGTTAATTTAAATTTATTATGCAAAAGTTGCTCCTGTTGGTTCAATTGTAAAGTCTAGTACTATAAATTCTGCTGTTTTAGCTGGCTGAATAAATACTTGTCCTACTAATTGATTTCTATCAACAACATCTGCTGTGTTATTTGTGTCATCCATTACTACTCTGTAAGCGTAAAGACCTTGTCTCTGTACTACTGATTCTAAGTAAGGATTTACATTTGCTAAGAATCTATTTCTTGTTGCAATTGTATTTTGCTCGAAAACTAAATTGCTAGCTTGATCTCCTAAGAATTTCTTAAGCGCGATTAATAATCTTCTTACATTTACTCTATCTAAAGCTGATGCTTTAGTTTGTAGTGTTTTTTGTCCAAATACTGCTATTCCTTGTCCAGGGAAAGTAGCTATTGGGTTTACTTTTCCAGCATATAAAGTATCTCTTTGTGTTCTACTTAATTTCTGTTCTGCTTGTACAACTCCTGTAATTCCCCCTCTTACTAAACCTGCTGGTGCAAACCATGGTGCTGCTGCACTATCATTAAATGCATATACTCCTGGTACTACACATGATGCTGGCGCCCATTGTAATCCTGCTCCTCCGTTTATCTGTACCCATGGCCAGTAAGCTGCTGCATATGAACTATTCACTTTTTTCGCTTGTGTAACCATATTAGCTGTTGTGCTTCCATAGTTACCTAAATCTATAATAGCAATACAATCACTTCTTGTTTCTGCAGCTGATATTAATGTGTCTAATACAGTTGCGTGAGTAGTATTTTCATATACTAATCCCGGTGCTGACATTACATTAATAACATAGTCATCTTTATTTTGTAAAATATTAATAGCATCAGAATAATCTGCTGCTTCTAAACCTTGTGTATCTGAGTTAGATATACTTTCGTTAAAGTTCATACTAGCTACTACGATATCTCCTCCTCCATCAAAGAATGATCCTGAACCTTCAGCTGGTAAAGATGCTGAATAAGAAGTACTTCCGCTATCATTAACTGTAAATCCATCCGCAGCTAAATAATCAAGTGTTGGCTGGCCTACTGCGCTTACATAAACATATTTAGATTTGTTTACATAATTTCCTGTAGTTTTTACATATTTTAGAGTACCGTCTGTTACTACCGATGTTCTTTGGTTACCAATTACTTTTTCTATATAGTTATCAGCATTAGGGTCTAAAGAAACGTTATTGAATTGCTCTAAAATAACTTTATTATTATGGTTATCATTTCCTCTTCTGATAGATAAAGTAAATGTACCATTTTGATCATCTTTATTTGATACTTCCCATCTTATATTATCTTTAGAACCAGAGACTAGTGTTCCACCTGATGATGTTATTTCACCTCCATTATCATGAGAACTTGTTGCATTGTTATAAAGAGTACCAGCTCCTATAGTTTTTAATTCAAATGGTTTTGTTGCTCCTGCATCAGCGTGAGATGCTGTTACTGCTGTACTTTTGGCACTAGTCCAATCTGCACTACTTGAAACTACTCTAGCAATTAAAGCAGAATTTCCTCCTTGTTGGAAAAAGTTCTTTACTGCTATTGAAGTCATAAATTCTTTGGTAATAGAAGCTGAAGTAAAGGTATCACCGAATATTGCTTTAAACTCATTAAATGAAGTTACAATAGTAGGTTGTTCTACTGGTCCTTTTACTGTAGGTCCTATGAATGCTGAGCTAGCATCTACTGGTGCTGGTGTTATAAAAGAAATATCATTCTCTCTGGTAAATACACCTGGGGAAATAATTTGTTCTGCCATGTCTGGTCTAATTTATTATTTAGTTTATTATAAATATCGTTTAGGAATGTAAAACAGTGTTGTAAAAATTGTTTTTACTTCTCTTATATAAATAGTAAAGGAGGATGTAAAAACCCTCCTTGACTAAAAATTGTATTTATACTACTGAAACTATTCAGCTACTTCTTCAGCTACCTCTTCTTCTTTAGCAGGTGCTGGAATGAATTCGCCTTTTACTAAATCGATAGAACCTACTCCATAAGTATCTTCTAAAGACTTTGCTAGTTCTTTTTCTTCTTCTCTTAGATCAGCAAGAAATTTTTCAGCGTTTTCTCTTCGCTCCTCTAAACTAATGTTTGCTAGTTCTATAGAACCTAACTCATTAATTAGGGCAGCATTTTTTTGTTGAAGGTCTTGTAAACTTTTTACTTCTTCTTCTTTTAGCTTTTGATTTGCCATAATTTTAAAACTTTAATTTATTTAATCGATTAATATTAACATATAATATAAGAACAATTTTTTAATAAACCAACTAATTTATAATATATTTTGTTTCAGAAGTTGGGGTTTGTTTTTCTACTATATTTTCTTTTATTGCCTTTTTAAATGCAGCAACTGTACCTGCTTCGTTAGCTTCTAAAGATTCAGTTACCCATCCTGTTACATCAGAATTAGTTACTGCGTCTAATCCTATGAAAGAACTTAAATCTTGTACATCAATATTAACTGTACCTATAACTGAATCAGTATAAGTTACGCCGTCTACAGTTTCAGTTCCTATTAATGTATAATGTACGTTATATATTACGTCATTACAAGTATTTTGAGGATCTTGTGAATCTGAATGTGTTGGGTAGGTATCTACTGTCCTACAATCCCATGAATATGATACTGCCATAATTTACTGTTTATAAATAAATAGTACGAAAAATAGTATTATTATTAACCTATACTTGTAAGCAATCCTTTTTCAAAATTCAAAGTAGTTGTAGACCCTTTGGTATTTATCTGTACTACTTGACTACCTGTATGTTTTTTATTAGTACTGTCTGTACCTGCTATATCTTTAATAAAAGCATGTAGTTTGGCTATTTCTGCTCTTAAATCTTCTATTTGTTTTAAATAAAATTTAGATCTTAAAAATTCTGCCTCATCATTAATTAAAATAGAAGGGTCAGTAGCAGCATCTATAGCTGATTTCGTAGTCGAATCCATTACTAATGCTCCATTACTTATTTTTGCTTTTTCTCCCTTAGCAGCCATTTCAGTTAATTCAGAAGTTGATGCCGCTTTAGTTAATTCTTTTTTTCCAAATGTAGTATCGATTGTTGCCATATTATTTAATTTTTATAATTGGAATACTGCTACTGCATTCCAGTTTGTTGATGTTGAAGAAGAACAGTTTATACCAAATACAATAGCATTATCATCTCCGGATGTACCGTTCATATGCATACCAACATTCATTGGTATCCATGTATTTCTATTAGCTGTAACATTAAAGCTAAAAGAGGTTATTTGTGAATACGATGTTGGATTATCTGCGTCAAATACTCTTAATGTGTTGTTACTCCTACTTGCATTTGCCTGTATTGACATACCTACTAATCTACCTGGTTTAGGTATTACTAGTCTTTGGTTATAACTTTCTACTCCGGTAAGGAATCCAGAATACAGTGATAAATATCGAGTAGAAGTAGTATTAGTAAAGAATGCAAATTGATGAGTCATTCTAGTATTAGCCATATAAGTTATACAAGAACCTCCTGAGCCTTCTGCTGGCGGTTCCTGCCATGAAGCATCAGTATAGTAAGTAATAGTTGCGTTTTCGGTAGTATCTCCTTCTATATTATCTTCATATACTATGGAATCTTCAAATAACTGTACTAAACCAAATTGAGCTTTTTTCTTAATCCATAATTGAATATCATTATCCCCTTCTACTCTTAAAATAAAACTATCTTCTGCTAAAATTGGAGAAGTAGAAGTATTAGAAGAACCTCCGAAATCTGATACATTAGATGAGATATCCAGAATACTAACAGATGCAATAGCCATTTCTTCTGAATCACTAGCTTTTCTTATTCTTACTAATATTCTTGCATAAGCTCCTGTGTTGGAATTTTCTTCTGCTAATACAGTATAAACTGCGGTTAAATCGTTACTACTTGCATCACTTACATCAAATTTTACAAATTTAGCTGCATGATCAATTCCACCAGATGCTACAGTTTGATTAGAGTAAGCATCAGGTTTTCTTCTTAAACGAGTATGTGTTATTCCTCCTACAACTTGTAATTTAGGTGTAATTCCGGAAGTAGAAGTAACACTTGATGCTCCGATTGCTACATTACCGGTTGATGTATTTACGTTAAATTTTGTATAATCTCCAGAACCATTTCCAATAAAAAATTGATTATCTTTAGTAATTAAATAATTATCCGTGTCGTTATCTTTAAGTCTTATAAAAGCTTTATCATCTGTGCTTTCAAATAATGCAATTGTGTTTGTAGCACCTGCATTTACATCTAATTTAGCTCCTGGTGTTCCTCCAATTCCAACGTTTCCTGAAGAATTAATAAACAGATGATCACCACCATTAGTTCTAAATTTCATTTGGTTAGCAGAATGATCATATTTAATTTGACCTATATCATTATCTTCAGCATCTCCAAAGACTATTCTACCTTCTTGGTTATTAGCCGATAATATCTGTACCCCGTCTATACCGTCTCCTTCAATTGCTAATGAATAAGCAGCATCTACTGTTCCTGTTCCACCATCTCCAATATGTAATTTAGTACTAGGAGAATTTTGATTTATTCCTATGTTATTTTCTCCTACAAATATATAACTAGTATCTCCAAATCCTTGTATTTTTACATTGATATCATCTCCTTGACTATTTAATACTAACTCAGTATCACTTCCGCTTATACAAGTTGCACCTCCTGCAAAGCTTAAGTGCCCTCCACTCATTATAAAATTACTAGATCCTGATATGGTAGTACCGTTAGACCAAACTGCTATTGCATTAGTAGATCCACCACCATCGTTAACGTAATTACCAGAAGCTTGTGCACCTATTTGTGAACGTAATTGAGAACCTGATACAAATTTAACTGTACCGCTATGACTTACTAAGAACTTATCGTGATCTGTGTTTGTGCCATTTATTGTTCCAATTTGTAGAGTTGAATACGGTAAAGTTACACTTGTGTTACCGGTACTTCCTAAAGTAACTGTAGTTCCGTTAACCCCTATAATATTTTGCCCTCCGTTATCATAAATAAAGCTACTATCATTTGCAAGTTGTATACTTCCTGATACTGAAAGTGAGACCCCAGAAACTGTAGATAGTGTAGATGTACTTACAAGTACTTGAGACCCTGTTACTACTAAGGTATCACTACCAAATGATCCCATTGTTACTCTATCAGCAGAATCTACTTCTAAGATAGGCATACCTGAGATATCACTTACTGAGAATAAA